GGACTTTTAATACGTTCTAGGATATTCGACATATTCTTCTCCATAAATAATAAAAACCTATTTTAAAATAAAAAAATATAATATACAATAGGTCAACTAGATAAATTAACGGAATGTATAATGAACGAAATTAACCCAGTACAATGGAAGGTTAATTATCTTTGGAGAATAAAGAGTTTAGCTGATAAAGAACTAAGCGTCTACACGTCTCAAAAGATTGAACCTGAATATAAGGAGCGAGAAGTGAGAAGAATAACCCTAAAGGAGTATATCGAATTTGTAGGTATTGAACCTGCGGCAGAACTGTTTGGCTGTTCGCCAGCATCAACCAAAGCTTGGAGGTATGGGATCAGACAGCCCTCTATTAAACAAGCTAAAAAAATTATTCACGCCTCTGGCGGGAGATTAGATTTTGAATCTATCTTTGGACCTGTAGAAGATGGTGTTGAATAAAAGTGTTCAATTTAAACGTAACAGCGCAGGATTCTGCGTTGGACTTAGCTCTTGCGTATGCTGAATATGGACTGAGCGTTATACCTCTTCAGAGGCATAATAAAGTTCCGCCTAAAGAATTAGGCAGTTGGGAAAAATACAAGGCAGAGCAACCAACGACAGAACAAATAGAGAAATGGTTCAAGGGGAGAAACGATTTAGTTGTAGCCTTGGTCTGCGGTAAGTTTATTGTCGTAGATGCAGATACACCTGAATCAGTTAATTGGGCAGAAGCCAATTTACCAGTAACACCTTTTAAGGTAGCAACTGGTAAGGGTATGCACTATTACTATAACAATCCGGAAAACTTTACAACTTACGTAGCTAGAAGGACTGAATCAACAGACCCAGCTAAACTTATTGACTTACGCGGCGTCGGTGGCTTAATCATTGCTCCACATAATATACATGCTACTGGCGCCATCTACGAACCTATTGTCATACATGACTGGGGCCTAAACGACGTTGATGATCTTCCGGACTTTACCAAAGAACTATGGGTAAAGATTACCGGAGCAGAGAAACTAAACGGTAAGCCTATATCTGCTCCGTTATCAATCAAGGGTGTAAAAGAAGGAAGTAGAAACGACCAAGCAGCAAGACTTGCTGGTTATTTAATAGCTAAAGATATTAATGTAGACTTTGTAGAGTTTTTTGTTCAATCTTGGAACAGGCAAAACAATCCGCCTCTTGATCATACAGAAATATCTACAACAGTTAATTCAATACAAAAGACGCATGATCGTAAAAACCAACAGGCACCTGCTTATATAAAAAGTACGCATTCAATTACTGAGCCAACTAACTTATATAGTCCTCCAGGTGTTCTTAAAGATATATACGATTACTCGGAGAATATAGCCAAGATATCCCAGCCAGCTATAAGCATGCAAGCTGCGTTATCTGTTGGATCTGTTGCGGCAGGAAGAATGTATAGAACAGATATGAATAACTTTTCATCTCTATTCTTTATGTGTATTGCTAAATCAGGTCAAGGTAAAGAAAACGTAAAGACTGTCGTTGAATCCATATTAGATAAAGCAGACCATTCTGACTTGATGGCTGGTGATGGCTATACATCTAGTGGTGCTATCTACTCTTTACTTAGATATAAACCAACTCATATAACAGTTATGGATGAATTTGGTAAACGTCTTGAAAGCATATCTAAATCATCTAACTCAAACAAAGAAGATGCCCTGCAAGTGTTAATGGAGACTTGGGGTAGGTGTCATGGTGTCTTGCGTCCAGATAACTATTCAATGATGACGCTCAATCAAAAGCAACAAAAAGAAGCTATGGACAGGTCTACAATTAAACCTGCTATCACCTTAGTTGGTATGAGTGTTCCAAAAAACTTTTACGGTGCTTTATCAACTGGTCGTATTGTTGATGGTTTCTTAAATAGATTTATTGTCGTTGAGTCTCACGTGCCAAGAAGTGTTGGCAGAATGATACCTTATATTGAACCACCTAAATCTGTATACGATTGGGTGACTGATGTAAGGCAAACCAATAACGAAATGGAGCAGATAGCTAGAGATAACGCTGAGCTAGACTTTAAACAACGCATACTTACCTTTGACGATGATAGTAGAAATCTGTTGGAAAAGCTTGCATACGATTTAGTAGACCAACAAAACAAATTAGAAAAAGAAGGCTTAGAAGTATTGCTATCTAGAACTAGAGAGAAAGCTATGCGTCTTGCTTTGATAGGAGCCTTAGCAGATAACAAGCGAGCTAGAACTATAAGCGGTGATATAACTCAATGGGCTATTGATTACGTGTATTACTACGACCAGTTATTAATAGAGTCCTGTAAAGATAAAGTTGCAGGATCTGAAATGGAAGGACGTATCAAACAGATACTTAGCTTTATTCGCTCTCAAGGCGAGTGGGGTATCAGTAAGCGTGATATTGATAGACGTGAAATATTTAGAAGTATGAAGTCGTACGAAGTAAAAGAGATTATAGAAAGACTTAAAAACTCAGGAGAGATACAAGAAAAAGATGTGAAGAAGTCTAATACGGGTAGACCAACAAAACGTATTGTTGCAATAGACCCTGAATTTTTTAACGAGGATTGATGAGAAGATTTATAGGTAATTTAATTAGTAAATTTTTAGAGTGGTCTTTCCAAAGAAAGGAAGACAAATTTATGAGACAAGCATATGAAGATAGACAGAAGGGCCTTAAAAGAAAGTGTAAGTGATGTAGGCTTGGGTATTGTTATAGCAATACCCTTAAGCTTTGCTGTATTGAATGTATGCACTTATTTTGAATTGCCCAATCTAACCATTTCAATAATACAAGTTGCAGTCTTTACAATCGTTGGAATTATTAGAAAGTATTGCGTAAGAGTAATATTTAAAAAAGGAGATTAAATGAAAGTTGCTTGGCAGTTATTAAAAGATTTTTTAGAAGAGTGTATATCAGAAGGAGTTCAACCAGATCCGGAAGAATTACTTGAGATGATGCAAAACTTTGAACAGGAGATATAAATGGAACAACCTAAACCAAAAATGGAAAATATTAACGATCAAAAACGAGAGGAACGTGTTGCTGGTTTTATAGAAGGACTCTGGAATGTTAGATGTCATAAGCTTCCAGTATCATACGGCCTAGATTACTGGTGCGAAAGCAAAGAAGTTTCTTTTTGGATGGAAGTAAAATGCAGAAGTTTTGGTATAGATAAGTATGACACTTTATTGTTATCGTCCAGCAAGTTGCGAATGGGTGCTGCTTTATCAGCTGCAACCAATCATCCTTTTGTTATTGTTTACGCTATGACTGATAGCGTTTACAGTCATACGTGGCAAAGAGATAAGGTGTATGACGTTAGGTTTGGAACAGTAGCAGAGCCTATATACGAAGAAGATTCAGAGCCATACATACATTTTAGTAGAGATGAGCTTGAATGTTTGTCGCCGCATCCTCTTGGATTCGATAGAGAAGAAATGGGATTAGTTAAAAATTATAATAAGGATAAGTAATGGTAAATAGTAGGAACAAAGGCGCTCAGTTTGAAAGAGATGTAGCCAAAATATTAAACGAGTTTTTTGAGGCAGAAGGTATTGATTATCAAACTAAAAGAAACTTAGACCAATACCAAGGTGCTGGACAATGTGATTTGAATATGCCCTATCATGCTGTTGAGTGTAAGTTTTATAAAGAAGGTACAGGATTAAAAAACGCTTGGTGGAACCAGGTATGCGAATCTGCGCAAGGAAGAATACCAGTTTTAATATTTAAGTTTAACAGAAGGCCAATACAAGTCTGCATACCTTTACATGCGATTAATACTGAGTGGGAAGAAGACAATAAAAAGATAGCCTTTATGCCTATGGACGAATGGTTAGAAATATTAAGAAGAAATTGGAAAATTTATTCTATGTTAGATAGTCTTAAGAGTGTTAATTAAACAAGTCTTTGTTGCCTTTCAGCTATTTCTATATTAGCCGGATCTCCTCCTAATAGAGATCTGCTTACAGGGGCTTGTATCTGTGGTGATAGAAAAGCTGTTTCTTGAACTTCTGGTAGCTCTAATGGAGTAACAGCTATTGGAGCCTTTGGATCTACTCCCTCGTTCTCAAACTGTCTTTAAACATATTCTCTTCCTTCTCTAATTCCCTCTGTTGGAAGTTGTATTCCTATGGATCTTCTTATAGGTTGTCCTATACCAACGCTGTTTAAAATTGTTGGAAGTTCGTCTAGCAGTTGCTTATTAGATACATTTCCAGCAAGCCAGTTTGTA